CTCCCAGACCGAGCAGAACGTCCTCTCGGCCAAGGCTGAGGCCGATGCGAAGCCGGTCGGATTCGTGGAGCGCGACGTCATCGCGACGATCCCGGCGCCTACCGACGACGCAACGCAGGTCTACCCGAAGGGCACGTGCCCCCCGGTCGCCATTCGCGGCCAGTTCTACGCCATCGCGACGGGCGCGGCTACGGAGGGCCAGTCGGTCCTCTGCGACCCGACGACGGGCAAGGTCACCTATGGCACGGCTGGTGCGACGAATGACACCGGCTGGACGGTCGTCTTCCCCCGCGGCGTCAAGAAGATCGCCGAGGGCGACACGGTGATCTATCAGAACTTCGGCGTGGACAAGGCCGCCTAACTTGGAGAGATAAATGAGTTTTGATCTTGACTTTGCAAAGTCGCGCGGCATCTCTGCTCCGCATGCCGTCGGCTTTATGCCTTTCGAGGAAAAGGACGGGCACATCGTCCTTAAGGACATTGACCTCCGCCAGCTCGCGCAGGACGCGGCGCTCTCGACGCAGCCGAACGTGGGCGCCCCCGCGGCTCTTTATACGTACCTCGACCCGCGCATCATCGAGGTGCTCTTCGGCGTCACGAACGCGACGCGCTTCTTCACGAAGACCCTCGTTGGCTCGTGGACGCAGGACTATGCAGACTTCGCGGTTGAAGAGGTCGCCGGTCAGGTCTCGCCTTACAACGACTTCGCCAACGGGACGACGACGGACGTGAATTACAACTTCCCCGTCCGCCAGAACTTCCGCTACCAGACGACGATTAAGTACGGCGAGCTCGAGACGGCCAAGCTTGCGGAGGCGAAGGTCAATCTGCCCGCTCGTAAGCAGAATGCCGCCGCCCAGATCATCGCCCGTGCTGAGAACAAGTTCCAGCTCTACGGCGTGGCCGGGATGGAGATCTACGGCATGCTCAATGACCCGAATATCCCGTCCACGATCGCTCCGATCTCCGTGAATGGGAATTCCACCTGGGCGACGAAGGTTGCGGCCGATCCGAACAACGCGGCAACGCTCGTCTTCAACGACGTCAACAAGCTTTGGCAGCAGCTGACGGCGCAGAACGGCGGCCATCTCGACATTGACGCTCCGATCGTCCTCGGTATCTCTAATAAGATGATCGGCTACCTCACGCAGCCGAACTCTTTCGGCAAGACGGCCAAGGCGATGCTGCTCGAGAACTACCCGAACATGGAGATCGTGCAGCTCCCCGAGCTGTCGACTGCTGCTGGCGAGATGCTCTATATGACGGTCCGCGAGCTGTACGGCGACGAGACCGGATGGGCGGCCTTCTCTATGGCTTATCAGCTCGGTCGCCTTGTGCCGCACGAGTCGTCCTTCACTCAGAAGGCCTCGGCTGGCACGTGGGGATGCGTCATCCGTAGGCCGAGCCTTGTGGCAACCCTTACGGGCATTTGACGATCTAGAGCAAAGAAAGGTAAGGGCTGCTAACCGCGGCTTTTTCTCTGCTCGGGAGGGGGCTTCGGCCTCCCTCCTCTTTTTTGGGAACGAATACTATGGCTCGCAAAACCACTAAGACCGCTACGAATACGCTTGGCATCGTCGCCGATACCTCAGAACAGGAAGTCGCGAAGGCCTCCGGCGCCTCGGGGGACGACGTCATCTATATCGCGTGCGGCATGCCTCTCGGCATCATCTTCGACGATGTGGACAATGGGAACGGCGGCACGAAGGTCGTTGAATTTCCGGGCGTGAACCACGCCCTCCGCGGAAAGACGAAGGGCATTCTCCTCGGCCGCGGCAATGCCGTCCTCGTCTCCGTCGCGCGCAAGGACTGGGAAGACATCAAGCGCAAGCACGGAAAGGAGCGCGCCTTCACTGCCATGCCGCCGCTCCTTTGGGAGATGAGGTCTGAGAAGGACTTCAAGGCGCGGCGCGACGAGATCGCAGAAATGAAGACTGGCGTTGAGCCGGTCGATCCGAAGAGCGTTGGCGTTGAAGAAGTGAAGCGAAGCGAGGTCTAGAGATGGACGTAGAGCTTGACATTGAAGAGTTTCGTAAGTGGTTCCCGGGGTTGACGGAAGAGGCCATTTCCGATGCCGTGCTTGACGTGCTTTGGCAGCAGGTGTGCGCGCTCCTCGGAAACACGGACGCGACGAGCTTCGCGCCGTACGCCCCGGACGCGACGCCGCCAGTGCTCGAGCGCAAGGTCTTGCTCTACTACGCGCTCTGCCACTTCGCCACGCTCGCGACCCGGGGCGATCAGCCGGGCCGCGTCGCAAGCGCATCCGAAGGCTCCGTCTCGACGAGCTTCGACCTAATCAAGAGCGACTCGCAGACGGCGCAGTGGTGGACGCAGACTCCCTGCGGTGCGACCTATTGGATGATGACGATGAAGTACCGCCGAGGCGGCCGTCTTTACTTCTCCTCGCACTACCACCCCTGGGGCTGACATGGGCATGAAGCTGAATGCCGCGGGGCTCACGGCGCGCTTGGGCAAGCGCTATGCGGGGCTCGTCAACCCTGGCGTGAGCCACGTCGAGGTGGGCGTCGCCGACGCCAGCATCGCACCATATGCAACGTACGTCGAGTACGGCTGGGTGCAGCGCGTGACGGGGAAGCAGTCGCTTTTTCTGAGCAATGCGATCGGCAAGCCCGTCCCCCGTCGAGAAGACGGGAAGCCCAACTTTCAGGCGGCCGCCATCAAGCCGGGCATGGCGCTCGTCAATCCTCCCAGGCCTTTCCTGCGAGGCACGATGGCCGCCGAGGCGCCGAAGTGGCGCGAGACGGCGAAGAAGGCTCTGCACAAGACGCTGGACAAGGAAAAGGCGCTCGCCATTCTCGGCAGGCAGGCCGCAGATGACGTCCGCATGACGATCACGAGCGGCGGGACTAGCAAAGAAAAGTTCCCAGAGCGCTCGTCGCTCACGCTGGAGCTCTACCGGCAGAGGGCGGAATCCAAGGGCCGTAAGAGCAAGGGCGGCGGGAACCTTTCGACAGCGAAACCGCTCGTCTTGACGGGCAAGCTCCTCAACTCTATCGGGTATGAAGTGAAATGAGTTCAGACGCAGGATCTCTAGGAATGGCCTTCCGGTGCGGCGTCGCGTTTGTCGCCGGGGCCCGATTTTCAGTGGGGCTCCGCTTCGTTAGTGAAGACGAGGACCTGAAATACCGAACGGCAGACAACGGAAACGTCATCGCGATCAAGGATGGCGAGGTTGTCGGAGGCGCGGGGGCTAGCGTCGGGCCGGACAAGATCCCGTCCTTCGAGTTCTTCTCCGCATCGGAAGAGCAAAAAGGCGAAGGGTTCACCAAGAGGGTCCGACAGTATGTCGAGACCTACGTCAGGGACAAGGTGGAGGCACAGCGGCATCCGAAAGGAATGTCGGACGACTGCGAGCGCATAGTCATGGGGCCGAAGCAAATCCGAGAGCTGACGTCGTTGAAGACGCGAGCCCCTTCTATGAGCTTCTTGAAGTTCGGGTCTCGTAGATACAAAGAAGCCCCGCAGCGACGTCCCTGCTCCCGAAGCAGGGGCCTTGCGGGGCCATCAACGGAGGCTCAACACCATCCGGCTATCTTTGTTGAGAACAACTTACATCAAAAGATCACTTGAGTAAAGAGGTTTCCGGCATGGGACTGAATCTTCATCGCATCGTACGGGGCGCGATCAACGC